GTCCCCTTACGCTTTGCTTTTGTTGTGGCCGCGTACTCTTTAGAAGATAAAGCCTTGATTGCCTTCTCAGGCAGGTAGCGCTCACCAGTAGCCTTTGAACCTTGAGTCGATGGCTTACCGCTCTTAGTTCTCCACTTTTGTTTTGTCCAAGCCTTCAGACTCTTTTGAGGTTTCTTAAGCGGCATATTTAAATTTCCAAATTAACACAGTTATTATAACAGCAAATATGAGTAATCCCAAGATGATGGCTATAATTGTTATAAGTTCTTCAAACTCCTTTTTGCGCCGCTCTTGCTCTTCCTGCCTTGCTTTTCTTATCTCACCTTGTATCCTTATTACTTGGTCCCAAGCATTATGACCATAATTCATTTTTATAAAATTTCTTAACTCTTCTTCCATTCTTTCCGCTTTTTTCTTGGCGGCAAATGTCTCAAGCGCCTCCTCTTCTATGCTCCCAAACTTCCTGCCCCTTGCTTTTTCATGGCTATTTTTTACATCTTGTATGGCGCCCATCCACCTTCCCAAATCTCCCGCCATAGATTCCACATCGCGGCCCACTTGAAAGCCTTTGACTATGGCAGAGTAAGCCGTGCTGGCTATACTAATTGCGCTGATTGGGTCCATTAATACACCATTACGCTCCCCTTTTTAATTAACTTTGGAACGCAATACGCCGTCACTTTATCCCTAGCGTCCATACTTTGAATGTCTTGATAGTTTCCGTACCTCCTAGAAACTTCTTTCGCAAAAAAGTTACATCTAACTATATCAGCAAAATACATGTCATCACTTATTAGTCTTCTTTCATCTCCCACTCCGATGTAAACCATTAATAAAAATACATGTATCATTAGCGCTTAGTTTTTATAACCTCCGCCTGCTGATTTGTATTCTTTAGCAAGCATCTGCGCCTTGCGAGCAGACCACTGTCCGGGCTTTCCTCCTTTGCCGCCGGACTTGATCTTCTCAAATAATTGCTTTCGAAGAGAAGGCTTCGTATAATTACCAGACTCATTGACACGAGATTTTGTTTTACCCCCAGACGAGAAAGAAAGGGGCTTGCCCTTTCTTGTGTAAGATCCTTTGCCCTTCTTGGGCGTTACTAATTTTGGCCCGAACTGCTTTTGTTGCAGTGTCTTTGCCATTGGGTTGCGTTTTGTGGAGCCGCCACCTTTTAATGCTACTGGCTTCTTAGTGGCACACCTCATCTTTGCGGCTCTCATAATACATCTCCTAGCACATGCGGCCTTTTGTTTTGCCTTTGACAGCGGCGCCATCAATAGGCTTTGAGCGCTTTACATACCCACCACCAGCCAATGGCGTAGCACCTTGCATCTTGTTGGCTTCCATTCCAGTTTCTGGTGTAGCGCCCATTTTCTTGCGCTTTTCATTCACGATTGCGCCAGCAATCCCGCCGATACCAGCATCAGTTAGTTTTGATGCAATGTCAGCAACAGGCCCCTTGCCCTTCATAATGCTATAAGCAGGGCTAAATGTTTCTAGCATCTTGCCAACATTGGCTTTAACAACTGGTTTCTTTTTCATGTTTGCGCCTTTCTTGTGTGCACTATTTTTCATAAGTTTTCCGTCTGGCATATAATGATAGCCTTTCGGGGCTTTTTTATTTCCTGTTAATTGCTTTGACATATTTGATCTAGATATGGTCATTTTATCCAATTAAAGAATATATGGCTTAAGGTTCCTATAGCGCCACCAATGGCAATCATTACCCAGAATGCGCCCTTCCACCTATTTGCTTGTGCTTTTAAATCAGAGACTTCTTTGTGCACATGCCGAACTTCATCCTGAAGTTGCGCTATGCGCTCTTCTAATCTTGCTAGGGTTACCTCTACCTTTTCCATCACGACTTCCCATACTTCTTATGTTTTTGTGATTTAGGTGGAGATTTTTTAGAACCGCTTGGGCCAGCCCATAATTTTTTGTCAGCCCAATAAGCGGCGCTCATTTTTCCCTTAGCAATGTTCTTGGCGTGGCGCGCTTTAAAAGATTTTCTTGCGGCGGGTGAATAGTTATGACCCATTGACGAATCGCCAAAATGGATTAGTTTAACCTTATCACCCTCCTTAGCAAGAACCATGCCTTTCTTTCCAGCGCGATCAGATTTGCGCGGCTTGTTAAAGCCAGCAAACTTTTTGCCTCTGTACTCAATTCCGCCCGAAGGTGTGCGTTTTACACCGGGATGTTTTGAAGGCATGCTAACCCCCTACTTTAGAAAGAAGGTTGCGCTTGCAATGTTGGTAAATGTCGCATGGATGTCTGTATCAAACAGCACGCCTTCATCTGGGATCATAAGATCGCCAGTAGCGTTAGCGTGAAAATCTAGCGTCATAATAGTTGTGCCTGACGCGCCGCCATCCTTCAAAACAATAGATCCTGTAGATCCGCCTGAATGATAGTGAATAGCGCACAAGCGCTTCCTGCCGCTAGCAACAGTACCTGTCGCAGTGACATAACTTACATTAACATCTGAGCCTGACATAGCGGCCTCCTATTAACCAGCGGAGACTGTTACTACGCCTGAGTTGCTCCAGAGTTGACCAGCAACAGACGGGTCAGCAGTTGGGAGATCTTTGATGATTACAACACTGTTGGTGCCATCATGAGTGATTGAAATGTTTTCAGTCTCAGCGCCAGTGGTTGCGTTAACATCGATTTCTTTGAACCCGCCCTTGGAACGGACTGGTCCTGCAAAAGTGGTATTAGCCATATTAAACTCCTGTAGTGGCTAGGATCAGCATTATGCTGTCAGGGTTATACTTTATTATACACAAAGAAAGGGCGCCCCGAAAGACGCCCTTCCAAAAAGTTTCTTGCCTAATTAACTTAGGCGCCGGGTGAACCGTAGATCCCAAGAGGATCGGATACGCCGAAACTGTAGCGCTCACGGGCTTTGTAGCGAACGTTGCCAGTATCGAAGTCACCATCCATTGAGGTTGACATTGCGGTACGGACAAAGTGCTTCATGCCGTTTGGAACATCGGTAGTGATGAAGAACGCATCGGTGTCTGTCAGGTAGTGGTTGACGCGGAACCCTTCAGGGATCGAGCCATTGCTACGCAGAGCGTTGATGTCGTTATCAGCAGTACCAGTCCGCAGGTCTGTCTGAAGCAAGCGAGTTGCTACAAACATCAGTGCAGGTGGAACGATCAACTTCCGTGGGCGAGCGGCAATCAACAGACCGCGTTCATCAGTGAATGCGGCGATGTTGATAACAGCATCTTCCAAAGAAGTTTCGTTCAGGTCAGCCGCAACAGCAGGACGGTTAGCGTTGTTACCGCCAGCAACAGTTGGGTGAGAGGCGTTGAACAGGGTCACACCATCGCCAGATTGGAAAGTGGTGAAGCCAGTGTTCAGCAGTGAAGCCGCCTTGACCTGCTTGGTATAAGCCATGGCGCGAGCCAAAGCCTTTGTGTAGCGAGCGGAGAGCGCGTCATAGAGGTTATCCTCCATAGCTTCTTCGGTCACTGAGAAGCCCATTGCAACCGTTTCGTGGTTGTAACGAGCAGTGAAGGATTCCTGTGCATTGTCATAGGAAATCGCTGAACCTTCCGGCTTAACCGGAGCGGCGCCGAAGCCCGATAATTTCACTTCTTCTTCGAAGGAGCGTTCGGATGTTTCGGTTTCGTAGATTTCAGCATGTTCGTTTTCGTACTTATCGTATTCCATGCCGAACAGTGCATTAAGACCGGGCAACAGTTCCTTCAGGAGTTGTGCGCGTGAAATCGTCATTATTCACTCCTTATGCAGAACCAGTTGTTGAAGTGTGCTGGTGGTAGTTAAACTTACATACCAACAACGGATAAGACGTACCCTTTTCATCGCCTTGATCGCCACCGAGGTAGTCCAGAATCCGGATTGGGTTCTGAGGGTCAGTGCTGATTTCGGAGATGTCCAAAGCCACACGGCTAACTTTAAAAGTTGTGTTAGGTGCGGTTTGAACCAACAGGGTATTTTTGCCGTAGATGTCACCAGTGTTTGCAGGTGCTGCATCCGCTTGGATGACAAACTCTACATTTGGATTATCAACAACAAATGCCATTGCGTCAGAAGCAACAGTGCTTGCTGGCCACATTTGGCTGAAGGTCAGTTGACCGGTATTTGGGTCTGTGTAAGAACAACCCATGAAAATACCAACGATGTCGATTTCTGTCGTATCATCGCCAGTAGCGGACTGCTTTTCGATTGTCGTTGCAGTGCCACCGTCCACAAGTTGAACGATGTCGCCCATAGCAATGTTAGTGCCATAAGCAGATGCAATAGGATACTGGCGGAAAACTTCCTGAGAACCAGAACCTAAACGATTAATCGGACGCAGACCGAAAGGAGCGGCAGTTGAAGACATTTCAAAGTCCCTCTTCTCTATCTAGCCATTAAATTACAGTAAGCGTCCTAACTAAGGTCACTTACCAAACGAAGTTTTCGTAGACCGCTCTGGGTTCAGAACAGGCATACGAGGATCGGATTGACGTAGGTAATTGTTATCGACAGATTGAATCTGCGAATGCGCCATTTCATCGTGCGCTTCCCTACGGCTTTCCACATAATCGGTTGAGTTCTCGCAAAGTAGCAATCCTCCAACCTCAACATTACCTTCAAATCGAGAATCGATATCCGGCAACACTTGGAGCTCTGGGTGATCTTCTGCCCTTACTGGCGTCCAACCCTCACGAAATTTTGAAGACACATTCTTATTGTCGCTATCACCCATCATTGTGGTGCGAATCCAGCGATACTCTACGCCTTCGCGGGGTTCGGGGGTGGGCAACATAGTCGGTCTTTGCCAAGTTTTTTTTCTTCCCTCTGTTTCACGGGAAGCATTGGAGCGTGGGGTTCTATCAGACATTAGATGACTCCTTCAAGAGTTGCGCCGCATACTGTTCGTTAGTCAGGCCAAGCCTCTTGGCGAGAGAGACTTGCGTTGAGGTAAGTTGCACCCTGCGTGGTTTTTTTGCACTCCGATTAGCGGGGGCAACCACGGAACCAGTTTGGCGAGCAGGTGCGTCCTCAAAACTTTGCTCACCGAACTTGTCTGGAAATCTTTTCCGCATCTCATTATCGATGCGTTCATAATAAATTTCTGGTGATCGGCGCGGATCAATGCCATGAGTGCTGACTAAATCCTCATGCACACCATAGGCAAACGCCGTCATCATTTTATCTTTATTGAACCAGTCATTCTTTTCTGCCCAACGCATTGCGTGTTCATCTGGCTTTTGAGGCTGTGGCGCTTTTTTTAATTCTGGCGCTGGAGTCTCTACTTGCTTTTGAGGTCTGAAAGAATTAACCCGAAGTTTTTCTGCTTGAAGTTCAGAAAGTTTTTCTTGCGCTTCAACCAAAGCATCTGGGTCACCGCTTTCGTAGGCGGCTTTGTAGGCTGACTTTGCTTTATCTAGTTCTGCTTCAACCCGACCTTTAGCCTGATTAATCAGAACGCCTTCGCCGTCCTCAAGGGCTTTCTTGAGACGCTGGTTCTCTTCATAAATTTTTTGCGCGTATGATACGGCTTCATCTTGTAGCCGAGACGCTTCCTCTTTGCGGCGTCGCTCCTCGTGGAACTCATACTTAAGTTGCTTGATACGCTTTTGGACGTTCTCGCCATAGTTGGCAATCTCATCGTCCTCTGGAATATCAGGCTCCGCATCGTCTGCACGGCGCGGCTTGTTACGATCCTCTTCAGGAGTATCGTCTACAATTTCAAGTTCTATAGAACTTTCATCAGCACCAGATTTAATCTCGGTGTCGTCTTCGTATTTTTCTACTGGATCATTCATGCTCTTGTATATCCCCTTGGGTCATCGACAACTGCTTCGACAGTGTCATCGTTAATAAGGCGAAACTCTTGCTTTTCAATCTTAAACCGTGTGCCGGAGTAAGAACGAAAAATTACAAAGTCGCCTTCTTTACAATATGGTCCGTTCGGAAACTTACTTTCGTCTTTGTAAGCATCAGGGCCCATCTTGACCACGAATCCAATTACCGATGCGGTTTGCTCTGCGCTCTTAAGGGCGTCAGGCATATAAATACCGCTTTCAGTTTTTTCTTGGACTTCTAAAGGTTTAATTAAGAGTTTGTATCCAGAAGGATCTGGTATTTTAGTTGCGATCTTTTGATCGACTTCTTTAGTAGCAGAATACATCCGTCATCCTTGCAGTGATTGAGGTTCACAGTACCTAGCAGGCTATCGCCTGTAAGTCTCCACATTTTATAATATACACCACAGTTGACACTGTTAGAAGACCCCAGTCAACTTTCGATATACTTTTCCTCTAAGTCCAAAATGTCGCGCTCAACTAAAGCTAAAGCCTCAACCTTGCCAACCATTCTTTGGTACTCATCAAAGTTCGTGCAACCACCAGAAGCCATGTGGTCAGCCGCCGCGTTCATGTACTCCCGTAATTTAATCTTTAACGGTGTATACCCAGTAAGTGGTTCCGCCATATTTAGTCTCCAATGTTTTTAGCGATTTCAATACCAATCTGCATTCCGTCTTTAATCTCTTCCCGTCTTGCTTTGTCTTGCTCCATGGCAACCTTAGCGCCAATACGAGCGCCATCTCGCTGTTCTTCGGAGTCAATGCGCTCCTTCTGAATAGCAAGGTTAGCCGCTGACTTCTGCATATCGGCTTGCAACTTAGCCATGTCCATTTGAATTTTGTGCTGAAGTTCTTGTTCTTTGATTGCAAGCTCGCGTTGTTGGATTTGAGTAAGCGGGTCTTGTTGCTGTCGCATTGCTTCTTCTTGCGCGGCCTCTGCCTGATCTTTGCGAAGAAGTTTACCAGCCGCTTCTGCTGAAAGTCTGCTTAGTTCAAGTTCAATATCTTCTGGCAACTTAGCATCTTCATCTGGCAGTCCAACGCCAAGATTCTTTTCAATTTCTTTGCGATACTGGTACGCCACATGCTCAGTAATATGAGCCGCCATTGATGCTTGAATGGCTCCGGCAAATGGGCTTTGACCGACAATCTCTTGAAGTTTAGGATCTTGAGCGGCGGCAATATGAACTTGAATATGCGCCTCATGATCTTGATACTTGAACGCTTTGACTGGCTCTTGTTTCAAGATAGACATATTTTCAGACACAGGGTCTGCTGGTTTAATATCATCAGGAAGTTTGATAATTTCGTCAGCGTCCTTAATGCCCAGTACCTCTAGCATTTGACGGTGCAACTTACCCATATCGTACAGTTGTGGTGCCTGCTGTGCTAACTGAATAGCGGCCTGATACTGAACAACACGCTGTGACATTGTTACGGCATTTGGATCAGATACAGGTATAACATCAACCCGAGCATCAAAGTCAGCGCGGCGATCAAACTGTCCATCAAGTTCATACGAATATTCTGATGGCATGTAATCACGAATGATGGTTGCTAAGATTTTTAGCTCTCGCTTTAGTGAGGCATGAAGGCGCGCCTGAACACCAGACATAACTTTCATGCTACGTTCCATCAAGGCTAGGGTTGTACCTACTGGCGCTTGTGGATTAAGGTTTCCAACTTGAACATCCGCAACGGAGCCAATCCTTCTCCCCTCTTCCACGATATTTCCGAGAAGTTGGTATAGTACCGATGACGGCTCCTTGTAAGGAATAAATGCAATGCTATCGCGGATCGCACCACCCGGTACGTCCACGTCACGGAACTCACC